TAGTAAAGGAAAAACTGCACAGATATTTGAAGACGTAAAAAATAATAATGCAGAATATATTGTACTGAAAAATAATCAGCCGACAGCGTTGGTTATTTCTATTGACAATTATCGTGAAATGGCAGATAAGGCGGCAAAGATGGAACTATTACTTGATAAAATCGAAGAGAAAAGGCTTCTTGGTATTGCGAATGAAAGAATAAGCGATGGTCATGAAACCACAGATTTTAACGATGTAATTACTGAGTTGGGTTTTACAGAAGAAGAAATATATAATGGTATAGATGATGTGGAGTTTGAATAATGTGGCAAGTTAAATTCTTAAATGAAGCAAAGAAAGATTTGGCGAAATTAGATAATTCACTGAAAGGGCAGGTATTAAAGGGGATTGCAAAAGTAAGAACAAATCCTCTGCCTGTTCCGCATGGTTATGGTAAGCCATTGGGAAACAAAGGTGGAAATAATTTGACTGGATTTTTCAAAATAAAATATAAAGGTATCGGAATTAGGGTAGTATATTCTCTTGTGTCAGAAGAAAAAATAATGAACATAGTTGTAATATCACAAAGGGATGATGAGTATTGCTATGAAATAGCGGCAAAATTGTATAATAAATATGGTGACGATATTTTTAGTAATATGTTCAGTGAGTAATATGTATATATTTTAAAAGTAAATAGTGCGAATTGAAAAATATAATTACAATTAAGATGAGGTTGAATGTGAATTGGGAAGAGCAAAACAAAAACGCAATAGAAAGATAAAAAAAGGGGAACGCGTGCGATTTGATTTACAAAATTCGCCTAAAAAGTTGGATGGGTGTCTATGTTTAATGATATTATTAGCATTATTTCATTTGTTGGATTATTGATAAGTTTTATTGTTAAAAGTGATATTCCATCCCGATTACTCGAGGGTAAATTAAATAAATAGATTTTTAGCATCTCATTAGAGGTGCTTTTTTTATGGGAGGAAATATGGGGGTTATAAAATCAATATTCAAACCAAGAGACAAGCCTAAAAATCATACGGGTGACAGTATCGGAGGAGGACGTTCATTTCCTTTTGGGCGAACGTGGTCGGGAAAATCTGTGACGGAACGGTCGGCTATGCAGACAACGGCAGTATATGCGTGTGTTCGTATCATATCGGAAACGGTAGCAAGTCTGCCGATTCATCTTTATGAATACACGGACAGCGGAAAAGAGCGAGCCTTTACGCATCCGCTGTACAGACTTCTGCACGATATACCCAATCCCGAAATGAACAGTTTCATAATGCGTGAGGTTATGATGTCACATCTGCTTTTATGGGGGAATTCGTATTC